GGTTTAGGCCCTTCCGCTTTAGGAGTACCCGGAACATCCTGTTTTAGAAAAGCCATCAATTGTTTAGTACCCTGTTTCTTACGCTTAAAGTTCTTTAAACGTTGAGCCATGTCAGGTTCAGGTATAGGCTTTATTATGGCTCTATCTGTTGTCTTATGCTCTGCCTCAGTCTTGGGTTTGATGCCAGTATCCTTGAACGGTACACCACCGGGCTGACCAGTATGCCATGCAGAAGTTGCCTCATATATCTTTTCTGCCTCATCCCAGCGAGAACCACCTCCACGGACACTCTCTCGAAGACCTTTATCCTTCAAATCCTTATAGGCAGCACGACCTCTTTTACCGGGGCCGGGGTTACCCTTGGATTTATTTATATATTCATAGACAGCTTTTTGCATTTGTTTAAAGGGTAAAATTTTACCCATACCATCTGCGCCTTGTGCCGCACCGCTCTGGATTTGAGGTTTATCCTCCATAAGTCGTCGCTTGAAATATTCTTCAGCTTCTGAAGGTTTAGGATTTGCTGGCTTCGTGTTCGCTTCCATTCGTTTCATCTCCGCGTCCGCCTCTTTACCTGATTCATAGTCCAGCCTACGCCGCCCAAGGGGGGTTCCCTGTTGCTTCCTAGCAGCCTCACGCTGACCAAATTTTATCGACGAGCGATCAGCTCGTTTGAGCCTTGCCTGTCTCGATGGGTCAGTCTCTGTAGCACCATAGTCGGGTTGGGTGAACCCGCCGAGGGATTTCGACCTAGCTACGTTCGCTACCTCATGCTGCCCCCTGCGGTGCTGCTCTTTGTCCTTAGTCTTACTTATATATTCATAGATAGCTTTTTGCATATCTTCAAGATGCATATCATCATACTCTTTTAAACGGGCCTTTGCTGCTTTTCTAGTTTGTGGGGAGTCAACATCTGTTGCATCCCATCCCGGTACACCTTCTTCTAGATCATCGGGATCGTCCGACGCATCAGCCTGATTTTTTGCTTCTTGGGCCGCAGCTTCATTCCTCATCTCATCTCTCGTAAGCCCTGCCTTACGCTGCATACGGTTAACAAGGATAGCTACTACATTACCATGCCCTGCATATCCAAGTGTGGGCCTTCCCTGCGTATCTGTCGCAGGACGGGCTGTATCGTCACCGTTTGTATCTCCGGTACGTTGTTTACATTTTTCACATAGGCATCCTTCTAAATGGCTTTTTTGCATTTTCATAGGCTTATTATAATCGTATGAACCCCTCTCCTCTTGTGCTTTCCATTTTTTAGCTTCCCCTTTTGCTGCGCTAACTACCTTACTAGCACCCGTCTTTATCCCCCTACCAACTTTACGGGCTACATCTCCAACACCTTTTTCTACAAGGTAATCATCTAGATATTCAAGTGTACTTTTTTGCATTTGTTTCTCCATCGACCGAATGGTTTCCCTATCTATATTTTTATATCTATCTGCTCTCGGTTGTCTAGCTCCCCAGTTAAATGATTTTCGGTTTTGGGGGTTGCTCCTTAACCCTCTAGGGCTAGTAGCTTGCCTAGTTTCACTAGAACCGATACGAGCACGATCAGAAGGCTGTGGGTCTTTAGTAGTTCGCTGTGTAGGTGGCAAGCTTACGTTAGTACGAGCCTTTTGCATTTCCAATATCTCCTTACCTTTAGGCTCCTGTGGTTCTGGCGGGTCTCCACCTGTCCATCTCGTTGCTGGCCTTTTACCTCTACCAGCTTCAACCTTTTTTTTACTTTTATCAGCCTTATCCTTATCATGGGGGGCAACAGTGCCCGTACCTAATGATGGGTTTTTTCCTTCAGGGTCGTTATATATTTCCTTATAGAAAGAATTTCTATACTGGACTTCTTTCTTATGTAGATATGTATACAGGGTATCTGTAGAACTTTTATTAGGTTTCATAGCTTCTTCCTTTTGCACCCAGTTGGTAAAACTGCCTACTGTATCTATTATACCGTTTTCATTTACAAAAAGCTCTGTGTTAGAATGTGCATGCTCGTTTGATTTTGTCAAACAACTGCCGTCCACACAGGAACTTGTCGGACGATCTGTATCAGACTTCATTAGCTCAAATTTAGCCCTCTGGTTTACACCCTGTTCACATATGGTTACTTCAGCCAATTCCATATCATTGACTTGCATAATCATACCGCCGTCCTTTTGTGTGGGTTCTACACTTGTGGCACTACCGGCTATAGAATATGATTTCATCTTCCCTTCATGTATCTGCTCTAACACTCGTTTAGAAATCTTAGTATCATCTCGTAGTTCCGTGATAAAGAACAGATGGTCACCAGTCACACCGGATTTGTATATTTTTCCAGTCTTTGAAATATATGCGGGTAATGCCCATCCTACCTGTACGTCAGAGTGAAGCACCATGGCATTACGAGTACGAAAGTTTGCCATAAACCTATCGAAAGCTCGTTTCATTGCAGCAACAGTAATTAGATGCCCCTCTCTATCTACAACCTCTACAGATGCAGGGCCTCCAATTACCACAGGTTCTTTCTGATCAAGCTCCTTATCTATGACCGCAAGAGAATATTTCTCCTCATCGGGATAAGCTCTGGAAAGCGTAAGAATTTCTGCTGGGGATGCAATTTCCGCCGTGAATAACCTGACGTACTCTTCTAAAGCCTCCGATATATCTGATAGGGCAAGATCGGAAACTTCTGATTTCTCAAGAAGCATTATAGATTCAAAGGGATTTGCCGTTGAATCTAACCAATGTTTGTAAGCTGGGTTAAGAAGTGAGGATGTAGTCATAGCCTACCCCTGATGAATGCCCCAGATAACCCCGTGAAGTGCTGGAGTATTCTGAGCAGCTAATACAGTAACCTTCTCTCTAAAATCTATAGGCCAGTTAGTTGTGAATGTATCCCCTCCTGCTACTGGAATACCGGTGGTCGCTGAGGCATCTACATCTAAACCTACATATATAATATCTGCTAAAGTAGAAGATTCATTACGAACTGTTATACCACGTATTACCGAGATACCTGCCCGTCGTTTGGAGGTAGAGGCATTTGCAGTTCCAGTCCACTCATAATTCAATCCCTGTGCCCCATCTACATAAGTTGGTACATTACTATCTCCGATACGTTGCTCTACGTGTATCTTGTCTACATAAAAGTTTATATTATGTTGGGTCTTGGAACGAACCATTATTCTGTACGTAGCTGACCCTTGATCAGGTAGCCGATACTTCACATTCATTGCTTGGAAAGCTGTGCTCAGACTAATTGATGTACTTGCAACAATGTCTACACCAGCAGAAGTTTGAATTACAAGCTCTGCATCTCCGCTAGCCGATGCGCCTATAACTTCACATGTGGCTACCAAGTATGATGGGTTTGGGTTTGTCTGTCCTACGACAGAGCCTGAAGTCCAGTATACTCCCTCTCCTGCGGCAGCGTTAGCAGGGTTCACTAACAGTGAGTTAGACCCAGTAGCTGCCTCATCAGTACTCTGGGATATAGCAGACCCAGAAGCTGTATACATTGTAATCGTTGAGCTTTCAATAGACGGGTTAGTTACAAGGTTTACAGACGGTATACCTCTATCAACTGTCAGTATAGTAGTTACTGCATCATTAGCTACGCTTGCATCCCGAAAAGGGTAATACTTAGTGAAAGCATGTGTACTAGTACGAGTACTGGGGTCTACTTCCCATCCTGCCCACTGATTGTTATAAATTGCCATTCACGATCTCCTATCGGTTATTTGTCCAAGACACTAATGCTACCATACTGCCTAATACTACTACGGTATGAGTAATTAATAGTCCGACAGCTATTAGACCGGTTTTAGCTCCCACTATTCGGCTTCGCCAATCATGTAAGCCTTCAACATCTGTATTCAATTTTTCCATACTCGTAACTAATCTTTCATTTAAAGATTCTTGAGTCTCTATGTATCTATCTAAACGCTCTGTGTAAATCGCTAATTTTACAGCAGTAGACTGGTTAGCCATTGCTTATCGACCAAAGGCTAGAATACGGACTGTGACGGTACCGGCAGCAGTATTTCCCTCGTCGAGTACGGCCCCATCAGAACCTGCTTCATACAAGTCCAATGTAGCATTTGAGTAGTCGTACTGGGCTACCAACCCAATAGATTCCGGTTCAGCAATTACTATAAATAATTGTTCTAATCCTAGATCAGCGGCAGTTAATGAGCCAGCGGCATAGGAACTGGTGAAAGTAGCCGTTTTAAAAACATAGCGGCAGTCTCCGGGGACACCCCCCATGTCACTAGCAGTACCAGTTTGGGCAATTGTAAAAGCCATTTATATTCCTCCAAATTACAGTTCAAGTATGTGGCTCCCCCCGAAGGAGGAGCCACATCAATAAGACCTAATTACGCACTCAAGTCACCAATCTTAGCGTGTACATCGAAACGATGTGCCCTAAGTTCACCCATGGTATAAAGCAGACCACGAACTACCAACGCATTAGCTGCGAAGTAGTCACGGTTCTCAATATACTGCGTAGGCTGTGCTATCGCAATTTCAAGGTAGTCTGTGTCCAAGATGTAAATGTTGGAACCCAGAACCGCATCAGCCGTAGAAACTGACTTAGGTGTGTCAGCATCTGGCAGAATCGGAATACCCTGATAAGTAGCAAGAATAAGACCAGTTCGAGTACCGGGGAAGGTCTTTTCAGAACCTACGCCAACTTGATACTCTTCCTGACCACTATATCGTTGCTGCGAGTTGAGCAAACGCTCAAGTTTGAAGTACTGGTCATGACCCATTATAATGATTTTTGGCTCACCACCATTCTCACGAATCTTCTGGATACCTGTGTCCAGCAAGTTCAATGAGAGGTCTCGTGATACACCTGCATTCGTCTGAACACTGGCTGCTGCATTCCACTCACCTGCCGTCCTATCTGAGATAGTTAGGTCGTAAGCTCGTGTCTCTGATGTGCCGCCACCAGTGTCCTGTGCATCTTCTGAAACTATGTCGTCTAGGGAAGTGAAACCCGCACGACTGTAGATGTATGCAACGTCACCATTCGCAAAAGCAGTTCCTGATGCAACAGTAACAGCACCAGATGTGGTGTTGACTGCTGAAATTGCAGAACCGCTTGTCCTGTCCTGTCCAGTACCAGTATCACTCATAGATACAGCATCACCAACTTGGAAATTGCTGGCTATTGCTGCTGGTACAGTAAAGGACGTTGTGCCACCTGCGGAAACCAAGTAGGCCCCACCAGCTAGCAATTCAGTATTCAACTCTTTGAGGTGATCCTTCTGAGCCGCTTCACTTTCAACGGCGAGGACATCCCCGATACCACCTTCCAAACCAGCCGTAAAGACTGACTTGACTGATGCACCGAAGGTCGTCGAAATTATACGTGGTAGTGACGAGACTACTTCGATGTTGGATACGTCTACGGTTGGAATTGAACCCGTCTCTGTGACCGGTCGTGATCGAGTATCACCACGGTCAGTACGGAGCCTCCAACCAACTGTGCTACCCCAAACATTTCGGGGAAGCGCATTAAACACACGAGTCTGGTTGTTTAGTGCTGTCCAGACCTTCCTACCATATGTAGCTGTAAATACGTTAGTACCTGCACCATCTACAGTATGGTATGTTTGCTTCGCCATATAGTCTGGGCCAAGAATAGACTGACCTAGGCCCCTATTTGACTGGGCAATAAATTCACTAATTGATATAGCCATTTTTACTTATCCTCCATTTAGGAATAGAGTTCAGTCGGCAAACCTTCGGTCTGACCGGACTCAACCCGCTCTTGTAGAACTCGAAGTTCTTTGAATGAAAGCTTCGAAAGCTGATCCACTACATCTTCCTGCTCTTGAGCTTTGGAGATGAATGTTTCGCTCTCTGTGCCAAGTGTCTCATCTGGAATAATCCTAGGAGCCTGAAGTCCTGTCTCTTCACGGAACCCCATCCG